TCGGCAGTAAGGCAATCACTCCTTTATTTTGAGGTCTCGGTACCTCCTCGGAGAGGAGAGACTAGGAGGGACTCTCCTAGAACTCTGAAGTGCAAGCAGCAAGCTTCTCCTTATATACAGCTCAGAGCTACAGTGTCAGCATGAGCAAGCATCAGCTGATATGTCAGCTGTTACATCTGTCAGCACTTGCGGTTACATTTTGCTTTGTCATAGTGAACTTGCTTTTCTTATAACCCCCCAAGTGATTTACAGGAATTTGGCCTTTACATTTTGCTTTGTCATAGTGAACTTGCTTTTCTTATAACCCCCCAAGTGATTTACAGGAATTTGGCCTAGCTTGTTATTAGTCCTCTTTAGCCCATGTCTCACAGTCACCCTTTCTTTTTTTATTTTTGTGGTGTTCTCCAAGCCATCCATTTATCCAGATTCCCATCGTCAGCGGAAGGACGAGCAGCCTCAGCAGGCCCCTTTTCCATGGCTCCTTCCAGGGTGAGTTCTGCCAAAGCTCCCAGGCACGGCTCCAAGCTTTCTGTACTGTCACTCTTTCGCTTGTTTCGCTGTTGTCTGATTCCTCTAAGCCATCGCCAAAATCCTGATTTTCTCCTGCGACGTCTGCTCTTGTTTCCATGATGACTGTGACCCGTTGGTATGTCGGGGTACTTAGAGTTCTGTATATCTGCACAAGAGGTTGACATACACATATCACAGCTCTTATCAGAATGCATCCTAATAATCCTACTACTATAATAGGAATATACTTTAGCCATGAGAACCATCCTGACCAATCAAAGACGTCTTTTAAACTTTCCCATACTTCTGGTATCCTCCTTGCTTGCTCTTCTGCTAGTTGTGTCATTGCTGCTGATTCCTTTAACAGTATTGTTAAGTTTGTATCATACCCCTGTAATCCTCTCTCCCACTGCTGCCATGTGCAATTATCCTTAAACCTCGTCCAATTGATATATTTTGCTACTTCTGTTTTTGTAGAGGTTATACAGTATTGATGATAGTGCCAACAATCCAATTCTTGGTATAGCATTATTCTATCTGTGATAGCTTCCACTCGAGCCACTCGAGCTTCCAAGATTCGTACGCCTTTAGCCACATGCTGTACCATGGCATAGGTTGCCTCTAACACATCCTGCTGTGCAGCAGTTGCATTAGCAAGGGTCTGGACAGCTGCCTTAGTGTAAGACTGCTGAATCGCGTTTGCGACTCCCAGAGAAGCCCCTGCGGCAGCTACTATTGCCATGATAACTAGCATAATGACCAAGCCAACGCCTCTCTTCTTCCTCTTGTGGCTGAGTTCTCTTTTTTTCCTGTTTATGATTCTTGTTTTTGCATAGTTTTCTGGCATTTCTATCACCCCATATGTATAAGCTCTTACCTTAATTACTTGATATTTTTGCAATAGTATTTGCTGATGCAACATTCCATCTAATTGTCCTATGTTACTTTCACAGCTGAATTGGGCCTTAATTCGTGTCCAAAACTTTTTTCCTCCTGCTATGTATAGCGAATCTGTTTTTCCATCTCTTTGTCTTGGGGCACAAGTCCACTTGTTGCTCTCATTTTTATGAGGCAAGCTACAGTTCTTATTAGCTACACCTCCTAAGGTTCCTTCTCCTGTGTTGTCTAATGTTGCATTCTCGCATCCTGAACAATTTTTGTATATTCCCCACATAGTTGTCCAATTTGTATTTGTTCCCAGGATCCTTGTTAGGGTGCTGTTTTGTCTGCACAGAATTAATAACAATCCTCCCTCAGAGCTGTTATATAGGTAGTTTCCTGATCGTGAGCAATTACATCCATCCCAGTTTGTTGTACTGCAATTCCCTGTTATGGTTCCATTTCCTACTGTTATATTGTGCCTTTGTGGTCTCTGCACACATTCTCCTGTCATATGTTCCACCATATCCAGGTTTCTAATCACTTGCCACACCGGATATTGCGTCCAATTCCCGGTACAGTTCCAGTTTGGCTTGTAATGATATTGGAATGTTTCTTGCCCTAATTTTATTTCCCCGGTGTAGTTACACCATTTGCCGTTCTGGCTAAGGGCAAATCCTAGGTGATGCATACTGTTAAGCTCTCCCCAGAGCGTCCCATTTATTCCTTTGGATCCGTTAATTCTGTCTTGCCAATCCGGGGGTGTCCCATTTACCCATTCTGACACATTTGCTAATTTTACCCACACTCTTAATGTTAATGGTAATTTTAATTCTCCATTCTTATCTTTTATTCCCCCATACTGACTCTTTGCTCCCCTTAGGTATTTCATACTTTCAGGGATTATTTCTGCTCCTACTGGGATAGGGTATCCTTCCATACACCCTCCAGGTCTTTTCTGACACCTTAGGTTGCTATCACATGCTTTGATATTCATAAAGGCCATGCTCTCTCTGTCTTTCTCATCCCAATATGCTCTTTGTATTGAGGCTAATGGCATGTCCTCTGTACAGGAGACTGCTCTTGCTTCTGTGCAATTTATTTTTATTTTTCCTGCTTTTCCTGACTCGTTGTTTATGGCCGCTGTATACCAGCACCACTTTGTGCATTTTAACAAGGCAAATGGGTATGGTACACAGAATCTTCCCCTTATAGTTCCTGCTAATAATTCCTCTATACCCTCTTTTGTATTATTTTTTCTCTGTTGATTTTCTTGCATATTTTCTTTTAACCAGTACCTAACATTCTCCATTTGCCAGAGAGGCCAATGATATGTATTCCATGGCCAATTCTCTTGATATACTTCTTTCACTACTTCCTGACTCACATTTCTGTATTCTATTTCTGGATCAGGGTACGCTCCTAGTGGTTGACATCCCCATTTTGCGAATTCTTTTGTTACACAAGTCACTGGTACCCCAGACACATTTTTTATGGGTGAGAACCCATAGGGATCTGATATTAGTGTTATGTAATCCTCTGCACTGACACACATATTTATCCCTAGCAATATCCACATTGTTAGTGATATCCTCCATAGGAATATCCCTTTATAGGCAAAGCATGGGTTAGTATTTCTGTTCCCTATTTGCTTACTTACCTGGGGTTGATACTTACCTTGCTGTCCCGCAGTGAAACCTTCTCTTTTCCTTTCCTTCTCTCCGTCCATGGTTACTTCAACCCAGTTTTCCTTCCCAGTTAAGCGCATGTATCTGGCCCCAGCATCCATCTAACACAGACACTTTTGCTACTTGTTAGTTACATTTATTTGCATTTATTATTCCCTTGATTATGTTCCCCACCCCGGGTTACATAGTCTGCATCCACAGGCCCTAATCACAGGCGCCTTGGGATGTATCCACATCCATTTTTGCATTTCTCTATACACTTTCTTTCTATTTCTGCCTGACCTAAGCATAGCAAGCCATCTTTGCAGTATTTCCGCAGGTACTCTGATGCTTGTCCATTGCCATGTATCCCTTTCTCTTTCCCGTACGTTCCTTACAAGTTCTTCTGGATGTGTCTCCCTTCTTTGAGGCAGTTCTTCACTCATCCTCTAAGAGATATTCCATCAACCAGCACTCCTGGACAGACCACGCATGCGTGTATCCCGTTGTGTCCCTGCACCATGGGAAATCTGTTGTACTACTTCTCCTGGCTCTCCACAATGGCAATACTTGAAACACATGCTGTTCTACCATCTGTAGCAGTACTAGTCTTTCCAGACTTTTTGTTCTAGTATGCTTTACTACTTCTCCTTGAGCACAGGATTTGCACAAATCCCATCTATGTCTTCCTCTCATAAATTCTCTTATATCAAACTTTTCTTTCCTGCAGGAACATATCAGTATCCTCCATGCCCACCAGAAGTGCCTGTCTACCTTTCTGTAATCTCCTGCTTGCAGGAACCACACTCCTATACTTTTCCATGTTCCTCCTACTTTGTACTGCCATGGGCTTCCTCTCCTGTTGTCTTGTATCCATTGTTTCACTCTCCTTAGGTGCATTTTCCATCCCCATGATGTAATTTCCCAATTTTCATATTCCCTGTCTTCATTCTTATATTGTAACTTATTTCCTCTTTTTCCCCACATCATCTGTTGCAGTCTCATTGTTATGTACCATGAGCTATCCCCATTAATGCTTTCTGCTATATGTATCCATAGTGCTAAGGGTAATTCTGGTCCAGGTTTTTTATTCCTTTTCTTTTGTTGGTGGCGGGATGAATTTTGCATCTTTGTAAGGTATTACTAAATACTTTTCACTTTCTATATCCTTTACCACAATTGGCTCCTTCCCCTTTCCACAGTACCTGGGTTGGTCCTTTCCACTCTCCTGATGTCCTCTTTTCCTTATTCTGTAATAACAGAATTGAATTTTTTGAGAATTTTTATTATATTTATTATTTATTCTTTTCTGTTCTTTATTATATATAAAAATATCCATAGGGCTTGTCCCCAGCCCACCCTTTCTTTTTATATTTATGGCGACTAGGGCTGCTGCTATGGCTGATTCTACAGCGACAAATTGTGGCTGGAACTTCTTTAAAGTGCTTTTCAATAGTTGATGTGCCCTTTCTACTATAGCCTGAGACTGTGGATTCCAAGGTATGCCTGTTGTGTGTTTTACTCCTAGGTATTGCATTAACAGCTGTGTGGGCTCTGCTGCAAATGCAGGTCCATTGTCTGACTGCAATGACTCTGGACCAAATAATGCATACCAATGCATCACTTTTATTCTGAATTCTTGCCCTGATTCTCCTTTTACTTTTTCTGCATATATTAGTCCTGAATTTGTTTCTACCCATACTAATAGTATGATATTTTCATAATGGGTATAATCCACTTGCCAATGATTTACCCCCCTTTTGTTTCCGCCTCTAATTACTGCAGGTGTCCTCGCTTCTTTGCATATTTCACATTGATTTACTATGTCTTCTGCTGCTGTTCTTGGAATTTCAAATTCTAGATGCAATGATCGGGCATCTTGATGCCATTTTGTGTGGTCTTCCTCTGCCAGAGGAATATTTTCTATCCAATACATTCCTGTAGACCCAAATCCTTTTTCTCCCCTTTCTGTTTTTCTGCTTTCCCCCCAGGGTTCCAATTTTCCATGCTTTTTATCCATTAATATTAATTGTGCAAATTTTCTCCCTTGGGGTATGACTACTGCTATTTTATTGCTATTATACATTATTACCTGTATTTGTCCCTGATATCCTGAGTCTATGATTCCTCCTTGTGTGAACACTCCTTTGGCAGCCATGCTGCTTTTTGTAGCAATCATAGCCCATTGTGATTTCTTTAAATTTAATCTTAGCTCTATGGGGATGCATTTCACTTGTCCTGGCTCTATGGTAACCTCTTCTGGGCATATTAAATCATACCCTGCATCCTCTTCTCTTTTTGGGAGAATTCCTTCTCCTTCTTTTGCAAGAAATATTTCCGAAATATATTTGTCTATTTCTTCATTTTGGGGAATCCCTTTATGTCCTGGCACCCAATGCACTCCTATCCTATCTTTCTTGTGGGCAATTTCCATAATTCTTGCTTGAATTGGATTCTTTATTACTTCTTCATCCCAATTTCTTAATAAAAATTCAAATGCATATCTACTATCTGTTACTAAATTCATTGTTTGAGGCCCTTGTTTTAGAGCTTCCTCTATGGCTCTTAATTCTAGTTGCTGGTTTGTGCCCTCTTCATGCTTTCTAAATTTTTCCCCTGTTGATACTATGAACCCTAGACTTCCTACTTTATTCTTTTTTCCTCCATCTGTATAATATGTAGGCCCTTCTACTACTTCTTCTATTATATTTCTTTTTCTCCATCTTGTATGTCCTCGATAACAGGACCAAAATTTTGGCATCCATGTGATGTTCCCTAATTGCAATTCTAGTCTCCAATCTTCTTCTTTCCCTGGCAACAATATCCATGGTATTTTTCCTGTCCTAATGATGACTTCTTGGGTTAATTTTTGCGCTGCTTTAATAACCTGTTGCGGGATGCTTAGGTTCTTTATATTGTGAACCACATTTACCCATAATGGTTTCCCTTTCTCCTGATACACTATATATTCTATAGCTTTGTCTCCCCAAGCCAATTGTCCATAGACATCTTTGTCTTTATTATAATAATTTCCTTCCATTTCTTCTAATTTTTTCCTACATGCTTCCCATTCTTTCACATGTACTTCTTCAATTTTTCTTTCACTTTGTAATTCTCTATCTCCTTCCATTAATTTCAGAATGTTAGGAATGCTTTTCCCAATTATGGATTGTCTCCATACTAATTCTCCTACTAATTTCTGTAATTTATTTAATGTTATTGTTCCCTTTGTTAATTCAGGTAATGTATGCTTCTGAAATTTCCAGGTCTGCGGGTGTAGTTCAAATCCTAGCCATTTTGCTGGATATCCCTTTTGTCTCTTCTCTTCTGGCAGAGTGAATCCATATTGGGCAATATAATTGGCTAAATCTTTCACTATTTCTCTATGCTTTTTAATTTCTAAATCACTTCCTATGTAAATATCATCCATATATATGCCAAATTGAATTTCTGGATGCTGCTGTATCCAATCCTCTAAGATCTCCTGCATAGTAAATTGATATACAGATGGACTCAATTTCCAACCTTGTGGCAGCACTTTCCAATAGTATCTTTTACATGGTCCTAGATTATTAGGACTTAATAGAGTAAAACATGTGTACTCTCGATATGGTTCATATAGGGGTATAGTAAAATATGCATCTCCTATGTCCAATATTGTAACATGTTTTTTCTTTTGTAGTCCTCCCGGATGCGGGAGTCCTAACTGCGCTTCTGTTAAATCTTCTGTCTGTTTGTTCAATTCTCTGAAATCTATTAACATTCTCCACTTCCCTGATTTCTTTTTTATGCAAAAGATTGGAGTATTACATGTCCAATGTGGGGGTGCCTTTCCTAGTTTTCCTTCTTCCACTAATTTATCTATGATTTCTGTTAGACCTTTTAATTTCTCTTCTGTTAATGGCCATTGTGGGACATGTGGACCCGTACATCCCTCTTTCAATTTTACTTTTGTAATTGGGATTCTTTTTTCCTCTAAATTTGCCATTATTATCTTTATTCCAAATCGGGCCATGTTATCTCGTCCTAATACTTCTACTGGACTTTGTGGTAACACTACTATTGTTCCCTTTCTTGTTTCTCCTTTATATTCTAATTCTACATTATTCCATTTTTCTCCTTCTACTATTCCTCCTATTCCTTGCAGTTTTATCCTTCCGGCTGGGTTTCCCGAGCCCTCATGCCATCTAACTATAGTTCGGTCCGCCCCGGTATCAAATAACAAGTTCCTCTGCTGGGAACCTATGCGGACCTGAACCATAGGTGGTGCTGAAGTTATTCCATAGGAGGAGCGGACGGCACCACACGTATCCCCCTCCTCCCGTTTCCCTGCTGTTTTCCCCTTATGTCTCTCTTTCCTCTGCATTCTTTTTGCATATGTCCTCTCTTTCCACAGTTGTGACATATGATTCCTTGTCTACATTGCCTTGCTTGATGTCCCGGTTTTCCACAGTTGTAACACCTTTGTGGCTGTCCATTCCCTTTTCCTTTTCCTGGCCTTAATGCTTGTGCTAACAATTGCATTTTGAACCCTTCTGATCCCACATCTCTACATGCTTGCATTTTTTCTTCTACACTAGCTTGTTGTACTCTTTGTCCTAGTGTTCTATCCATTTGCTTCTGACAATCTGCTGATGCATTTGTATAAGATAGTGTTAGCTTTAGATAATCTTTTATAGGCTGTGTAACTGGCTCTGCATCTATTGCTTCTAGCAGTCTTGCTGCAAAATCTTCATATGGCTCATTCGTTTTTTGCTTTACTAGCATTGGATTCCCTGGCCTGTGCGCCATATGTCTTACTGCTCTTAATGCATTTATTACCCATTGCAGGCATATTTGCCTTGCCTGATCCATGTTAGCTTGTGCTGCTGCTTGATTTGTTTGTCCTACCCCCATAATTTGATCCACTGTTAATCCTCCTCCTGCTGGAGGTGGTGGATTATTCCTTCTCCACCTTTCTGCTTCTTCATTTAATTTCCCTTGAATTAACTCCTTTTGAGCTCTATTTCCAGGCATCATGGCCAATACTTCTAGTATGTCTTTACTTGTCCAGGTAGTAGCATAATATGCCAACTGCCTTTCAAAGTCCTCAGACACGAGGCCATGCTGCATTGCTACTGTTTGCAGTTGCTGGAACATTACAGAATCTACTGCTTTCCAGCTTCTCCCTCCTGCTGCTTGCACTACTATTGGGAAGACACTCTCTTCCTTTTCTCTTTTGTCTTCCTTCTTTTCCTCTTGTTCCAGTAACCCATCTTTCATGATTACTGTAGCCATTGCATCTTGCAATGTCTCAGGTCTCATCCCCATTTGGCAACACATTAGACCCGCTAATGTGGCCTGCAAAGACATAAAGTCTTTTTTGTTACTCTCCTCAGGAGTTAGATTCTTCACCTTCTGCCATATTGTCCTAAATTTTACTTTTGTCCAAGGTTCCTCTTTATGGTCCTCAAACATGTAATCTAATGTTTTAAGGCACCATAAACAATTTCCTTCTGTCAAGTGCTCCCCTCTGAGTCGAACTTTTATCTTGCATGCATGCTTGATACATTTTTCGAGCTCAGGATAATCTCTTTTCCCCCCGGAGACTTGCCTCGCCATGTCTCTATCTAGACTCACCATGGCGGATTTTCTTACGGTGTTGCTGTTGTATTACTCCCAGGGGTCCTGGTCCTGACCGAGATCCCTCCTTTTTTTTGTACAGGATTCTCGACCACCAAGACCTCTCGCAGCAACACTTCTCTTTCAATTTAGAAGGAAACCTCTGCCTCGCCCCGCGTACAGCAGAGTCACTTACCTTACTCCTTCAGGCGTCCCCGAAGTTTCAGTTCCTCTTTTTCCGAGCCACTGGACCTTTGCTCTACTTCTTCTCTCTTGTTGCTATAGCAACTTGTCCTCTTCCTCTTTTTCAGAAGCCGAGTTCTCAGGGCCGCTTTCTTTTCTTCTCCTCGGGCCCCACGTTGGGCGCCAGCTGCGAGAGCCGCTCTGGTATTGCACAGATTAAGGGACGACTCCCGATACACCGGCCGCTCAGTAATCACTCTCCACTCGGCAGTAAGGCAATCACTCCTTTATTTTGAGGTCTCGGTACCTCCTCGGAGAGGAGAGACTAGGAGGGACTCTCCTAGAACTC